GAATCAATCTGGTACATGCGAGCCAGCTCTGGAGCTGCCTTGATGCTCGGGTACGGGTTTGCAATCACATCACTGATCGGACGCGGAATGGCTGGACTATCCATCACAACTGCAGTGTCCAAGTTCGTCTGAAGCGGCTGTTCACTGGTGTGTGTCTGAACGTTCGCATCCTGCTCAGTCGTGCTGCCGCTTGTTTCCATGCAAGCCTCAGCGCGGTTGACAGAATTGGTGTGCGTTCGGAAAACGTTGGCTGGCTTGCCGCGGAACTGCGCAAACTCAAGATCGGGTCCTCCGCTCAAGAAGACGGCGAAATCGATGGTGCTGTCTGAAGTGGACGGGAACACCAACGGGCCGTCAAGCGAAAGAGTGACGAATCCTGACGTGTTTTGCGGCTTGAACTCGGCGTTGCCAGCTGTGCCATCACAGGGAATCGTGGCCCCTGTGGGAAGCCAGCGCTCGGGCGTCAATTGTGGGAAAGCGACGCGGATGTACATGTCACCGGAAATGTCGATGAGCTTTGAGATGATGTCGCCATCGCTCACATTGATGGTGGTCGGAACAGTTGCAAAGTTCCGATGCCAGGAGATGCGAACGCGGCCACGGATCATTGAATTGCCCATAAAGTAAAATCCGAGGATGGGTGTCCCGCGCCATTTTTTGAAAAAGAGAGAGGCCTGAGCGCAATGAGTGAGGGAGACGTACTGTTGTCCGCCTCCACTCGCCCAAGTACCTTGACCCTGGTTGGGAGTCAGACGGTAGACTGCAAAAACGGAATCTTCAGCGGTGCTTGTGCTGATCGAACCGAGGTGGATCAAGCACGGGTGAGCCACTTGAGACAGAATTGGATTGTGGTCGGTCGTGTCGCCAAGAAGAACGGGATCGTTCGCGACACGGTTTGCGACATCAATCGCCAAAACGTCAACAAGCATTGCTGCGTTTCCGTTTGCTTGGTTGGGGGCAACGCCGGCGATGGTCGGCGTAGGCGCCACCAGCAAGGCGGGGTCATTGAGACCGAAAGCGTCGGCGGCTGAGCCAACGACTCCGGCGACCGCCGAAATGCCGGCGGCGATTGGGCCAATCACCGGAACTGCTGTGAGCATGCCGGCGACCACTGAGACGCCCTTGGCGATGCCTCCAACCACTCCTTGCTTGGAATCTGTCATCTGTTCCTTCGTGGGCGCGGTGGCTTCAGGGGTTCCAAAGAACTCTGTGGTCGCGGTCGTTGTCACACGTGAACCGAGGCGCTTAGCGCCCTGGCCGGCAATGGCCTCACCATTGATGATCAGAGGATCCGGGTCGGTTGGAACTGGCTGTTCCCCACCGACGCAGGCCTCTGGCTGCGGCACCAACTGGATAAGGTCAAGATCGAGCCAAGACGCGAACAGGTCGCGGTAGTGGAGAAGGATTGGCGGATAGCCATATCGAGTGAGTATGTCGTTGTAGATGCGACGCTTCTCGACGAAAACTTGTTCGCCGTGGTGGAACCACTCAAGAAGAGCGGACTGTGCGAGTTGCACATGGGCACGATCAGGCGGATTGCGGGTGTTGACCCACAAGATCATGTTGTCGAGGGTGTGGGCATCAAGCGGTGCAAAATAGCGGCGGGAACGCGCATCATATTTCCAGATGCGTTTGAGGAACGTGATGTCTTCCTCTCGGAAGAATTCGGGAAGTTCTTTGCCTTTCTGCGCATGCGTGTAGATCATGCCAAAAGCGGCACAACCACGGCGCATAGCGTGGGCGGAA